GTTGCTCCATCAAGATATTCTTTGATTACCTCTGTCCAGCCATCAATAGGTGTGAAGGTAACTAACATCTTGGCATTGCGAGTAGCCAATCGGAAGCGGAGAGTATTGATTAGTTCTGGGCCAAGAAGATACTCATCAAGCCAAACTCCAACATTGTGCCAAGTTGGGTTTCTGCTTCCCAATTCAGCACCTTCTAGGATAGTTGGGTTGTTCTGATACTGTGAATAAGTCTTGAAAATGATCTGACTTCCATTCGGCAAGATCAATGAGGAGTCCGTGAATCCATTCTTCTTTGTGTAGCTGATATAAGCATTTGCCGAAGTCTGTTTTGTCTTCATCTCAGCAGGAAGCCAATCGTAAACTGCGCTTTGTTGCTGACGGATCGAGACTTCAGAGGTTTGGGCGAAGCAAAAGATTTCAGACTTTGGATTCTCAACTGCTGCACGAACAACAGAGAATGCACCCCATTGAGTTTTTCCTGACCTATTCCCTCCTAACGCAAGAATTTCATTTACTTCATCAAGTTGTTCTTCAGCCTTGATCCAGTGAGGAAGCCTAAATCCAAAGCGATATGGGTCTTTCTCTGAATTATCAATGGCATCATGGTACGCCTTATGAAGATCCACAAGCTCTTGTGGTTCCATAAGCGCAATCTCATCGTCATTTGGAGGAGATAGAATCTGATGTTGCTTCCAAATCATTCTTCAATAATTTCAGCTTCGATTGCTTGAGATTTAATCCGTTCTGCAATCCTTGCTTTGGTTTCAGCAATCATCTTCATTGCATCATCAATAGATGCTCCCTTGCGATGCTCGATGACCATTCCAGCCATGCCAGTCAACTGAGCTGCTTTGTCTGTCATAATGCCGATAGTAAGAGCCAGTTTGTCTGGAGAAATTTTAGATAGAGCTTCTGAATCATTGGATAATTGCTCAGCCTTTTCAAATAGCAAGTCAGTATACTCTTGGGCGGCAATAGCATAACGCATGGAAAATTCCTTACGCTTTGTCTCAAGCGTGTCATTATGTCTCCATTCAAGTTTCCGAATTGTCTCATGTCCTAAACCAGTCTTTTCTGAGATTGATTTAATCCTTGCGCCTTGAGCCAGCATCCAGAGTGCTTGTGCAGCAACTGCTGGAGCATAGTGTTCAACTGAACCCCTTGGAAGATTCTTGGCTCTTTCCTTGATCTCAAGAAACCAAGCAGACTTCTCCTCCCTTATGTTCTTGTACTCGGTTGGTTGTGTTTGAGTCTCATCGGTCATTTAGCTTTTTTAATCTTTACCTTGCCAGAATGCAACTCTTTTTTCAGTTTGTTCTGTTCCTTTGAAGTTAGTGGACTTGCCTTACTAAGGAGATAGCCAACTTGTTTCATTGACTTGGTTTTTACTTTTAGTTTTGCCTTCATAGTTATTGATTTTCGTATGTATTTTTAAAGTTCTCCTCTTCTTTTGGAATCATGTTAAGCATTGCTTGATTTGCTTCTGCAAATTTAGGATCATTTCTGCTTTGATGGGTCAATGCGCGAATCCCAAGATTTGTAGTTACAAGCGGATAAAATAATCGTTTAAGATTTTCATCAGATTTTTCATATCCAACATCTTTCTCAATAAATCTAAGAAAAGGCTTTAATCTACCAGTTGAGTAGGCAGCACCCATAAGTTTGTTAACTGTACTACCATAGATTTTAGATATCATTGCAGGAATGCCACCTTTTCGCATACTAATTTGAGCAAGTTGAGATTGCTGTGCTGATGTTGGCATCTTACTTGCAGATTGAACTATTGAAGAAGCAGTAAATGTATCAAAGAAGTCTTGACCAAGAACTAGAATAATTTTCTTTTGTAGTTCTTTTCCCTTTTCTGACTTTAGATCATTTAAATAAGCATCAGCATTCCATAATTCAATACCATTTTTGGTCATTTGCCCATTACTAGGATAGCGAGAAAATAGATGAGAAACAAAATCAGCATTAAGAGAAATTCTTTCAGATTGTGGCATCTTTCCTATAATAGTTCTTACATCTTGAATTGGAGCATTAAACATCGCTCTTGCGAACTCATCATTATCAACTTTAGTCCATTCTCCTTTTTTAGCAAGTTTGATTAAAGTATTTTCAAGCATTAAATCAGCTTGTTTCTCAGAAGCAAGCCTAGATGTAATTGATTTTACAACTCCTTCTCTTTCTTGCTGGCTTAATGATTTGAATAACGCATCAACCTCATCTGGCTTAACATTTGAAAGATTGAGTTTTGAATCTTTTAATGCACCTTCAAGTTCTTGTAACTTACCAACCATCAACTTGCCAGAATTTGCATTGGGTACGCCATTGACATCAACTCCGTATAACTTTTGAATAATCTCTGGATTGAAGTCAATCTTATCGGATGGGCCATTACGAGCCGTTAAGCCAATTTTATCAAGATAAGCCCTTTGGAGCTGTTCTCTAAATTTGGGCACTTGGTTAGGATCAGCAAGTGAAATAGCCCTCAACACATCGTCAACATGGGCAGGGTCAGAAACAACTCTATCTACCATTTGTGATGGGGTGAGGACAGGATCTCCTAATCTTTCTTTCAGAATAGCACCGGGTGATTGCCTTTCAAAAAGCAAAACATCATTTACGTATTGAGCATTAACATCAGCAAATTGCTTTCCAAGTTTCTTTTTGGCAATTACTGAGTCGCGCAAATTTGTTAAAGCTCCTCCAGCAACAGATGCGACTTGAGCTGCGTTTTTCCCGCCAATAGCTCCCTTTTCTGGAATTGCTTGACTAATTGTTTGTACATACATATTCAATGCTTCCACATCAAGTGGAGCAGAAGCATTCCTGAGGTTTTTAATAATTTTCAAATTTTCCTTTGTTGGCTTTACTTTGCCTTGATTGATAAGTCTTTCAAGTTTATCTGCTTTAAGTTTACAAGAGTGCATTTCGTCCAATATCCCAACAATTCGATCAACTTCAGAATTGGTCTTAATTCCTTTAAATACAGAAATGGCTTTTTTAATTGTTTTTGATGCTTCTTTAGGAGCAATAAATGCACCAGCTTTATTAGAAGTATCATAAAATTGTCTAAATGCTTTACCCTTTAATTCATTTATTTGTTCTTTTCCTTGAATCAAAATTGCATTAAGAGCGTTACCAAGAGGTTCTTTCTGGAACCCTTCATCTTTCCATTGCTGATAATTTGAAATTCCAGCAAGTTTATCATCAAGTGATTTGCGAATAATCGCAGCAGCTTTCTTATCTTCAGATTCAACAGCTTTGACTAAATCATCATACTCAGTGCGAAGAGTGCCAATAACCTTATCGAATGTTGCTGCTGGTGTCTGTGGATTAGGAGTAAGTGATGATTGATAATCAGAAAGGATATTAAGATTTTTGTTAAGTCTTACTGATTCTCCACTATTTGGATTTCTTCCTGCGTATTTTTGTTGTGCTTCAAGTTTTGATGGGCCAAACTCAGCAGCAAATGGAGTTTCTACATTCATACCTTTGCTCCTCAGAACTTGCTCAGCATCAGCAATAGCTTTCCCATATTGGTTGATGACTCCTTTGCCTAGACGACGAGTAATAAATCTACCAGTACCAGCAGTAACTAAATCAGTAGCCATCCCAATACCACTTTCAAATCCTCGTCGAGCAGCAATTTCCATTGGCTGAATTCTCTCACCCATTCTCTCACGAACAAGTGCATCTTGAATTCCAGTTGCACCAAAGTATGCTCCATTCGCAGCAGCAGCTACAAAAAATGGATTTCCAGTTGATCCTGCGGCTGTTGTTGCGGCAATAGTAGCAGCAGTCATTGGCACTACTTCACCAGAAATATCTGCAATATCTTTTGCACTTGGTCCAACTTCATCAAACAATGTGATTTTACCATCACCAGTTTTAATGGCATAATTCGATTGTCCTCCGATGTTTACTGGAGTTACGTTTTCTTGCCCATACTTACGAACTAGGTAATTTTGCTTATCGCCTTCAGTTGGAGCCATTCCAATCCAGAGACGATCAAGAAGTGGAAATCCACTCTTGGCATCAATAGCTTCTTCTGGAGCATTAAGAACTTGAGAGAGAATTGGGACTACTTTAGCATCAGTATAAGTCTGAATTTTAGGCCCAAGTGGCATAGCTCCACCCATTCCACCAGCTTGTCCCATCAAAATGTCAGCAGATGACACTGCAATATCTTTCTTTAAGATGTCTGGACTTGCTAATTCTTTTTTTAACGCGTCTTGTGATTTCTGCTCAATAGCTTGCCCCTCAACTCGAAATCTTTGAAGTTCTCCAATAAGAGATTGTAAGTCAGAAGAGTATTCATTCTGAGCATCAATGTCATTTTGTGCTTTTGCTTCTTCTAGTTTTCCATTAACTTTGACAATCGTATTTTGAATTTCATCAAATGCCTGATTACTATTTGTACTATCTGCCATAAGTTTTATTTATATTTGTCAATAATTGATTGAACGTCTGATCTGGGAACAAATACTGGTGCTGGAGTTATATTCCTTGGTATCATTTGTCCAGAACCTGACATCTGAATGTCTGGATAAAGTGATTCAATTTTAAGATTTTCCACTCGACTAAGTTTGCCATCATCAACAAGTTTTTGGCGTTGTGCTGATGTTCCATGAACAGCATCAATGAATTTTGTTTGAACACGAATTAAATTTTCAGCGAAAAGTACGGGATCACTAATGTCATTTAATTTTCCAGCAGAATCTCTCAATGAACTGGCTTCTCCTTGATTTAGTGATCCAAGTCCAGATGAATGACTTGGTGAATTTTGTCTTAATTCTTGAAGTTTATCAAATGTTATGTTTGCAACAATAGTTGGAATATAATTATTTAATATCTTATATTCTGGAGTCCCTTTAATCCCAGAAGCTGCTGCTCGGGCATTTGCTGCAATAATTCCAGTTCCTTGAGTGATATTTTTAAGTTCTGCTAATGCTCTTGAAGCATCTTGAATTACTGTTGCTCCACTAATTGCTCTTTGATCTTTCAGTGCTTCTTCAGCGGCTCTTGCCTGCTCTTGCTTAACATAATCTGGACTTCCCTCTAGTGGCCTCACTCCAATTCCTCCAGATGGAGTTCTATATGATTCATATCCAGCAGGAGGGTTAACAAGTGGAAGTGATGTTGCAGGGGAAACTCCAACTTGTCCATCAACTCCAGTAGCTTGAATTGGAATCCATTTTCCAGTAGATTCATCATGCTGTAATTGGACTTTTCCTTGTGGAGTATCAAATGTCTCAACACGTGGAGCTGTAATATTTTTAGGTTTTGGAACAAATTGCGTAAGTGAATTTGCCAAATCAAACTTTTGAGATGGAGTAAGATTTTCAGAACTTGCCAAAATTGATTTTGACATTTCAGTTGGTAGTTGTGAAACAACGCTTTGGAATAATGGATTCCCAATAGCACTAGATAATGCGTCTCTTTGATTCTTCTCATCAGCAATAGCTTGAAGTTTTGCTGCATCCATTGCTCCTGCTCTTGAAGCTGCTTGACGCTGCATATTAAGCTCTTCAATCTTGAACTTGGCATTCATATTTGAAGCAATGCTCTGTGATGCTTGTTGGGCAGCAGTAGCTTGCTCAATCAATGATGAGTTTGGATCTGTTGCAGCAGCAAGTAGAGGCTCAAGTGTTGACTCCATGCCAAGACCACTTGATTTACTTAGCTGAATAGCTGCCTGAATATCAGCAATGCCAGCTTTCTTTGCCGCACTTAGCTTTGATTCTTCTTTTTTATTCGCAGCATAGTCATTTGCAACGCTTTGAATCTGCTGTCCAAGATTCTGCATTCCCTGTGCTTGAATTCCTGCGGCTTTTGTAAAGCCAGAGTAATCTTGAACAAATAAGGCTGGATTGATTGATTGTCCTAGAAGTGCCATAAATTATTTTCCTAAGAATGATGCAAATAGTGAGGTTCCACCTGTTGCAGGTGCTGCTAAAATTCCGCCAACTCCTTTTGCAATATCTCCAAATAGTCCCATCCCGGATGCTTGGTTTGATGATTTGATTTGAGCATTAACTTGTTGAGCTTGAAGAACATTCTGACGTTGTGCTGCTCCAAGATTAAGTGCTTGTCCAATATCGAAAAGTTGTGGACTTGATTGTCCAATAGAGCCAATTCCAGCATTCAGATAGTTTTGACCAATCTGCATTCCAGCAGGAGTTGAATAAAGTGCTTGAAGTCCCGGCTGTTGATAAAACGATTGCCCAAATTGAAATGCTTGACTTCCCGCTTGAGCTGCTTCAGCACGTTTGCGAGCAAGAATATCTTCACGGTTGAGGATCTCACCAGCAATAGCTGAGTTACTTCCAAGGCGACCGCTTGCTTGTGCTGCCTCACGCGCTGTCTGCTGTGCCATGCGTTGTTGCTCTGGTGTAACTCCAAGAGATGCAGCGTAAGCAGTTCTAGCCGCATCAGAGGCTTGTTGGGTAGCCATTGCTGCTTCTGGAGATAATCCAGCTTGAAGCTGACGCAATCCTTGAGTCTGGTCTTGCTGTCCAGCTAGTTGCTGCTGTTGTGCGGCAAGTTGTTGGCTAATTCCAGTTTGATATGCTTGTCCACCAAGTCCTTGAATGCCCTGTTGTCCCTGTCCACCTTGTAAGAAATTTTGAACATCACCAAGATTCAAATTACCAAATTGAGGTCGATACTGTTGCTCAAAACCAAGAACTCCCGGCATTGATTGCTGGTATGAACCAAGCAAAGTATTGATATCAGATCCGTAATTCGGAGTTTGTGGAGTTGGAACTTTAGGAGAGCCGCCCATAATTGTATTATTTAAGTTGTTTGAAGAATTTTTCCATAGGATATAATCTTATCCTTGGTGAGTTTTTGAATGATCTTTGAAAAATGATAAACTCAAAATCACTCTTAAATGACTGCAAGCATTTTTGCATATTTCCACAACACATTGTAACAAATAATGAGTCTGAATGATAAATTGGAGTAGGATTTGTCGGATCTTCACTACGAGTGTAGAATCCCATAGCAAATCCATCAAAGCAAGAAACAACGATTCCATGACATAAATGCCAGTTAAGCAAACCATGAAAATCAATTTTGTTTTGCTCATAAATTTCAATTGTTTTTGCAAGATATTCATTCATCAATACTTGATATAAAATGGCATCGCCATGTTAATCGGACGAGTTTCTCCAGTTTGAGTGCCACTTCCAGTAGTGAATGTTTTAGATAGATTGGCTGGAGTTTGATCGGTTCCACTTAGTGATGCCGATCCATTTGAATTGGCTTGATTGAATAATACGTCCACATTATGAGTATGACTTCCAACATTTGAGGCTTGAGTAGCTCCGATTGCTGCTGTCGTTCCAGTAAGTTCTCCACGAATAAATTTACTTTGTAAATCTGGGACATTGAATGTTGTGCTTCCATCTCCAGATCCATAAGTGGTTCCAATCAATGCAAATAATGCTGCATACGTTGTCCTGCTTACTGCTGCTCCACCACAAAATAACCATCCAGTCGCATTACCATATACGGCTCTAGGAAGAATCATCCCAACTGGAATAACTGCATCTGATGCAAGTTTTGCTGCTGTAACTGTGCCATCAGCAATCGTATTTGTCGTTACAGCATTAACTGCCATCTCATTTGATGTGATTCCACTTGTTGCTACCTTTAATTTTCCAGAAGTAACTGCAAGTGTACCTCCAGAAATCGCATCGCCTGTAAATACTGTTTGGTCAATGATGTTATTCATTGCCGCACTGGTAATCACATCGTTTGTTGCGAATGTATTTGTTGTATCTACGACTCCTGCCATATTATGTTTGGGAAATGATTTGTCTATTTGTCACTGAACCAGTGATCTTAATTGAAGTAATTTTAGGAGATCCGATTGTTCTTGTCAAGGTAAGGCTTCCAACATATCCTCTAATACCGCCAAGTCGAAAACGGATATTTCCTGTTTCATCTTCTGGAGCTGATCCAGTTCCAAGAACAGTGCCATTAAGAAAGTCAGTTGTAGTACCAACAAATTGATTGTTGTCTGGATCTTCCGCTGCAAATGAAACATTATATTCACCAAGACCGCCTTCAACGCATTGCATTGTGACTTGTCCATCAGTAAATCGCTTGCGATCAAGATTCCCTAAAGCATATCCCCTAGTAGTTAAAGAGGAATTGATACTAAAGCTAGTAGCAACACCATCAGATACAAGAATGTCATTGGAAGTCTCGATAGCTTCTAGTTGATGAAGTCCACCAAGTGAAGTCACAGCGTAAATGTTATTTCTTTCAGCGGCACTTCCAACAATTAGGTTTTTTATGACAAAATCACTCGCACCAAAGGTGTCAACTGACTCCCAAGCCTTGTTTAGGAAGTTGAATATCAGAATTGTATTGTTCCCAAGTGCATCATTTGCTCCTGATACGGAATCTAAAGCAACAGCAAGGTAATATCGGTTATTAAACAGCATTCCAACTGCATCAACAGCTAGATTTTTATTAATTCTGTCAATGTATGGCTGGATATTTTTAGAAATAGGCTCATCTGCTCCCCGAAGATTGTAATCATTCAAGAATTCAACAGCATAGATTCCTTGATCTGATAAAAAGAACATGGAGTTACCTTTCATCATGACACTTTTCTTTGCCAAGCATCCAACTTCACTTGTCAACTGCGTAACTTTTGTGTCGGCCAAGCTTCCTAGTGTTCCGCTAATTAGGTGCAAGCTATTTCTATTCAATACAACAAGCTTATCATCATAGAATCCTTGCATTGCTACAAGAAAATCAGCAGTTCCACCAGTAATTCTGAATTGATTGGCAATCTGGTCAAACGTATGACTGTCTAAAATGTCAGAAACGGCAATTTCATCAGTAATGTTCCTATTTGTGTAGGTTGGTGAGCTAAACGTGCCTGCTGGATCGTAGTAAAATGGAACCCATAATCTTCGCTGGAAGTAAACTCCCCATGGCGGTGCTGGTTGATGGATAAAACCTCCTCCAATACTAAATTGACCACCAATCTGAATTTGTTCACTGCCAGTAATACTTGCCAAGTTTGCTACTGGAGCAATGAACGAGATATTTGTAGTAGTTGCACTTAGTACTTCAAATGACTGACCAGAAATTGAACTAAATGTGGGTATATCTGTTTCATACACAGTTATTGTGTCACCTTTAACAATAGTAGTATTACCACTAACTGTGAGGCTCACAACTCCATTTGTCACTGATCCAGTGGTAGAAACAAACACTTGTGGTTGTACATAGACTCCTGCTGGAATAAGTGTGAATCCATTTTTTAGTACTGCATTGGTAATTCCAAATGTTTGTGTTTGAGAAGTAGTGAACGTATAAGTGAAAACATCCTTGTCAGTAATAGTAACAACAGTAAATGTGCCGTTAGCTGGTGTTCCTCCAGTTAACCCACTAATAACAATGCTGTCACCAACAGTAAGTCCGTGATCTTTAATTCGCATTGTTACAGTAAAAGCACTTGAACTAGCACTCTCAATCTGTCTGCCATTAGGAAACCACTCAAATGCTTGCGCTCCATCACGGAATAAAAACACACGATCAAATGCTTGGATCATGTCTGTATTGCCAGCCAATGACTTGCCAGTAGGATATGCAATATCCTGCGTAGTATACCCATTGAGATTAACCAAGATTGCCTTAGAGTCTAGTGCCAACACAACGCTCTCAGCATTATCTGAGTTTGGATCACTGAATAAGCAGGATGCTCTTACATTGACGTTAGCTGCATCATTGATTGGTACTTGAGATAATGTGCCAGCACCAGAAACAGCAGTAGTCAATGCCGTAACGGAAAACTTCATCTGAGTTGATGAGACATAAGTCAAAAGCCTTACACCATTTGGGTTAGTCCCAGAAAATGTCAATCCAGCAATTAGTCCATATCCAACGCTACCTACCGCAAACCCATGTCCAGCAGTAACAACAATAGTCACTTCATTTGTCGCAAGGCTAGATGATGCAATGGTTTTTGCACTTGATCCAATTAAAAGGAATGGCAACTGTAATGGACTTCCACCACTGGTCAGTGATCCTGTCCTCGCCACAACTCCCTTACGGGGCTTCCAATACCCATCCATCCTTCCATTCAGGGACTCCCTAACCTCACCAACTTCCAACTGGTTAAGTTGTAATCGTTGGTTCACACCTGTAAATCCTCCATCACCATCTTGGGCAATGGCATCATCTAACGCACCAGATGATCTATACTGCGACATTAAGCAGTGTATGCAATCACAACGCCACTCGTAACCGTAAAGCCCGTAAACAAGCCTCCAAGCCCAGTACCAGCAAAATGCGTAATCGTAATCAACTTAGTACTTGCATTCGTTACATTCGGACTCGCAATCGCACTAAACACAGCATCATTCACAATCTGAATCCAACGAAAGTTTCCAGTCACCGCACCATCAGCAGACGTATATACCTGTCCACCTTGTTGCCCTTGAAGTTGATATGAGTCACCACGCGCCATGTCGCGGTTATAGAGATTGATGGTAGGCTTGTCAATAGAATGTTTGGGCAATTAAGAATTTTTTGTTTGGATGGGGAATCGCTCAGCATTTATTATCACAGGCCGCTGCCAACCCCCTCCCCCCCTGTTCATCCGAACACTACTCACTCGAACACGCGTTAATGTCGCAATGTAACATTACATCCCTGCTCCAATCAATCAATTCAAACGATCGTTTAAATCATCCGCTTGAATCACCCGCTTGAATCATGCGCTTGCCAGTGTTCATTCATCCAGTGTTCATCCGTGCAATGTTCAACCGACCATGTGACAACTCGACACGCTTTGCCATGATGGCGTCAATGTAACATCAATGGCGCAGTACAGATTCCATGCCATGTTACATTATTGGATGATGTTAGATGAAAATCGCTTTGAATGAATCTTGCCTAGCTTTATCCCATAAATGGCATCGATCGATTCTAGGGGCATTCCCGGCCAAATAAGCACGATGTACGTTTGAACAGTGCTTTTGTGGGGGGGTATCAAAACTTTTTAACGTATTTATTGGGATTGGAGCCTGGGTGCCAATATTAGCTATTGACGGATCATTGCCATCCATGGTTAAACTTATCTAAGACCAGCAGCAATCCTTGCCAGTATGATTGCCTAGGCTTGCGCTACCGACCTTGCCTCAATCAATACCAAACAAAGTATGGCCGGCTTTGAATGCCAGCATTAAGTGGGTGATTGGTGGGAATAGCGTTTCGATAAGGCTTTGAATTTGAATAAATGGATTCAATTTGATTCTAACTCTCCTTAATTGTTGAAAATGAATAACTTGTAAAAAAGTGAAAAATAAATGAAGTTTTTGTTGCCAAGCCCGAATACTTGCTTTATCTTGATTGCAGTTGGCCGGAGCAAAGCCAACAATCAAACCAAACAAAACCAAACAAAGACAATGACAAGAAAAGAATGGGAATTGAGAGTTAATGAATATTTGCAAGCTAAAATGACAAGATCCAAACTTGCTAAAATAAACAGTGGTCGGAGAATGGCTGGAAAATCTCATCTTGTCGAATTGTTGCCAGAATTACCAGAAAAGCCTGTTAAATATATCCTAACTGATAAAAATGGAAATTATTTAGGCACTGAAGTTGATTTTGATTTTGCCAACGATTACGCCAAAGAAAATGAAGCAATCTTAAAGAAAGTTGATTTCAGCATAAAATAAACTTGCAACTCATCCAGCCCTGTAAATAATTCTCCCGCCTAGCTTTCGGCTCAGTTGAAGCATCAAACTAAACAAAGAAAAAAGGAACATGAAAAGTAACTATTATTCCAATGACCCTAAGTGGATTTATGCTAAGTTCGATTCAACTTGCGCTTGTTGCAAAGGCAAGGTTAAGCGGGGTGAACAAGTATTTTACAATCCATCGGCCAAGTCCGTATCATGCGGCAAGAATGAATGCGGAAAGCAAGAAAGCCGTGATTTCGATGCTGCAAAGTTCGATGAATGTTTTTATGGCGGGAATTTCTAAACATCAAACTAATCAAAAAAATGGAATCAAATAATTGGGAAATACTAAAAGCCAGCCGATCAGAGTGCAATGAATCAGAAGGAAAAGAGATGGAAGGATGCCTTGCTAATGGTGATTATGTAATTGCGTATTTTCCTACCATTTCGGCCATGCGTCACGCTAACGTCATTGCTACCGCTCCCGAATTGCTGTCAGCGTTGAAAGATGCTGAATTTCTGCTGAGGAAAGCGGGATTGATGGCGGGACCGATGCGGGACAGCTTTAACCGTTCGGCAAGTGACGCTCGGGAAGCTATCGCCAAAGCGGAAGGAAAAGCCTGAAAAGTTTCTCTGAAATAAACTTGCAAACAATTCTATCTTGTAAATAATTCTCCCGCCTAGCTAACGGCCAAGTTGCAGCATCAAATTAAACAAAACAAACCGATGAAACTAAATAAAAAGATTAAAATTGAAGCAATCGCAAGCAATGACCAAACCCGCCATGTCATAACAGCCCCATTTTTGGAAGTTGAAAACGGCAAGGGGAATCTCATTGCAACAAATGGTCAAGGGCTTGTCATTGTACCCGTGGAATTGTCAAAAAATGATGTTTCTGGTCACGTCTCAATCCAAGCCTTGAAAGCAAGCAGGAAAGAGAAAAACCTAGAACCTAGCCTAGAATGCTTGGAAGAGACCATTGACTTGCAAGATGGTTCTAGCTTTCCCAGAATTGTCCTTGGGGAATTTCCGAATTGGAGGCGAGTCATCCCCGACCAAGAAGGAAAAACCTTGCGGAGGGTAGCCCTAAATGCTGAAATGCTTTTTGCTATTGCTTCCGCGATGGGAACTAAAGGGGTTGTTCTTGAATTTGATGCTGGCAATTTTGACCAAGCACCAATTAAAGTAATTCCAACAAGTAGCGGGAAGCATAATGAGGAAAAGCCTGCTTGCTATGATGCTTTCGGGGTAATTATGCCAATTCGCATGTCCTAAATCTCAAGGCCTAGCTTTCGGCCTAGTTGAAGCATTAAATTAAACAAAGAAAATAAAGAAAATGAAAAAACATCATTGTATTTACCAGCCGGGAAAAACCCACATAGAAACCGCTTGCCTTGCGGAAGAGGGTGAAACGCTTAAAAGCCCTTATACGGGCAAACTGTTTGAAAACATGCTTCGAGAGCTAAACGAAAGGCGGGAAGTCGGAAGCCCTGAATTTCAGATTATGCCATTGGATGAGGCTTTTCCGATGATGGAAGAGGCTAGAAAATCCGAGTATTGTGGAGACTGGCGAGAAATTACGGAAGATGAATGGTGGGGTGCCTTGGAAGTATTACCGCCCGAAAAATGGCAGAATGTTCGCGGAGTGGAAATTTTCCGGATGTGCGAATACCTTAGCGGAAACATTACAGCACATTATGCGAAGTTACGCGGGAAATTTTTTGCCCGTAATTGCTCCACGTCTGAGAAATATGAAGACTTAGCAAAGCAAGTTGCCGCGAAATGGTTTGACTGATTCTATGGCCTAGCTTCCAGCCAAGTTGCAGCAAACCTTAAACAAATCAAATAATATGAAATTCACTGGAGAAATTGAAGATTTGAAGAAATTCAGAGAAAAAAACCTTTACTGTAAACGGCTGGCGTATCTTGAAAGCATTGCAGAACCTGAGAATGGTGAAACAAAGTTTCAAAAAGCTAAATCGGACTTGCAATGGCACCTTGAAATGATGGAATCGGCCTATAAAAGCATGACTGAAAGCGGGGAATCCATCGCTTACATCTTGCGCCGTGAACCGAAAAGTGAACTTGAAGTGTACAAGAATCTTTTTGAACTTGATGGGATTGACATCTACGAAAAACCAGAAATGATTGCAGAATTCAACTAAAAAAAAACATGAAAATAGAACGCAGAAAAACAGGAAACGGTGTTATTTACAGATTGCCATCATGGCATGAAAATTCACCAATGTCATTCCATGTATTTTGCTGGAAGGATTATTTTGGCAACATTCAAAAAGAGTCGAGGCTATGGCTTAGAGATGGGAAAAGTATGAATATCTCAAGGGATGAGCTTGCTAAAACCATCAAAGAGGCAAGAAATGCTGCCAAGTGAAATCATCCAACAGGTCTGCAAAAATTCCATTCCATCCATCAGCCCGCTTGAAGTTATCAAAGACACAACCGGACGGGACTCGTGGAACGCATCACGGCTTAAAAGCATCATTGCAAGTCGAATGTTGGAAATTGGCATGACTAAAACAGAGATTGCAATTTATTTAAGCCAAAGCTGGAATGCTACGGCTTCACAAATCAGAAACTCACCGAGACTTAAAAATCATCCAAGATACAAACACCACTTCAAACCATGAAACTACACCCAGCCGCATTCTTCACCATTATTCTTCTCGCCCATGTTGGCGTGTTCCACTGTGTCCACCAAGCTAATCTGATTTCCGGAAAATGGAACTATGATTTATTTTGGGCTTGCATCTTCGCTGACATTGTTACCGTCCTAATTCTTGCAAATCCACAAAAGCCAATCAAATGAAAATTAGAATCACGAAAAGAGAGAAAAGCGCATTTTCCACTTATGAATTTTCCAATGAAAACGACGCTGCAAGGTTCCTCGATCAAAACGGCCACGCAATCACCGGACGATTCACAAGTCCACATGCAAGGCCTGAATTGCAAGGCTCAATGAAAATTTCAGACTTGCTTGGCCCATTTTGGGATGGGGACGCTATCCGCTACGAAGATCAACCAACCTATGAAGCCCTTTCACGATGATCGAATTCAAGAAACTTGTTGAGATTGTTGCCGCTGAATTTGAAGTAGATCCCGCAAAAATGGTTTGCAAAACTCGTTTGATGGAATTCGTCAAGCCTCGATGGCTAGCGATGACCATTTATTCCGAGGTTCATTCGCTGAATTATACGGCAAGGAGATTCGGAAAAAACTCACATCAAACTGTCATGCACGGACGGCAACGAACTAGAATCCTAGTCAAATTTGACGCTCATTTTCGCCAAAAGGCAATCAACGTGATGAAAAAAGTCGAAGAATTGTCTTGCTACCCTAAAGAAAACATCCAAATTGATCTGGCCGCTACGGCAAAACCATAAAACAACGAAAAAATGAACCTAGAAAACGCAACACCCGAATTATTCACCGCCCTTGCAAAAGCACAAAGTGAAGTGGAAAACGCAACAAAAGGCAGCACAAACCCGCATTTCAAATCTAAATACGCGGATCTTGCTGAAGTGCTCAACACCATTCGCCCAGTTTATTCGGCCAATGGGTTAAGCATCTTGCAAATCCCCTCCTTTGATGGGTCAATGGCAAGCGTGACAACCTGCTTGGCCCATGCTGGAGGCGGAACGATTACAGGGGTTTCGTCCTGTATCCCTGCAAAGACTGACGCACAAGGCATTGGAGCGGCCACAACTTACCTTCGCCGCTATTCCCTCGCTTCGGTTTGCGGAATTGCACAAGAAGATGACGATGGGCAATCTGCCGCCCATACGATGAAAAAAGTGCCAATCTCACCGCTTCAGATCATGGGTCTTCAAGCTCGAATGGAAGAGCTGCAAGTCGTGGAAGAAGCATTTTGTAATTTCCTCGGAGTTGAAAAAATGGAAGATATTACAATCGACAAGATGGCAATCGCCACAAAGTCGCTTGATGCCAAGCAAAAGAAAATGGAGGCAGCACAATGAAGGCAATCGTAAAATATAACCTTGGGCGTGAATACTACAAGGACGGGGCAACTCCGCAAAACCTTGAAGGATATGCCTCTAAGTCAATGCTGTTTGACTTCGTGAAAAGCCCTTACAGGTGGCTTCACAGCAAAAAGCGGGAATCTACTCCAGCAATAGACTTCGGGAGGCTTGTACATGCCATTGCGCTCACTCCAGAGGACATGGATGAATTCGTCGTTTCGCCATTCGATAACTTCCGCACAAAGGAAGCTCAAAACTGGAAAGCGAGTGTCGTTTTTCGTGGGATGACCATCGTTTCGGACGAGGATTTTGACAAGGCTCATGCAATGGCTAAAGAATTCCTAAGTGGCGCAATTTCGCCATGCGTGACAGAAGCCGCCGTGTATTCCCAAATCGGTGACGTTAAGCTGAAGGGAATGATTGATCTTGTGCCATCAAGTTCAAATTGCTTGATTGATCTCAAGACGACGGCAAGCATTGACGGCATTGATGGATTGACAAGGACGATCATTTCGAGAGGATACCACTGGCAAGCAGCCTTGTACTTGGATTTGTGGAATGCTGCATCTGGCGAAAATCGCAATGAGTTCCTATTTTGCTTCGTCGAAACATCATCACCGCATGAATCGGCTTGGGTCAATTTAGATGATTCGCTTATCCAGATTGGCCGCAATGGTTACATGCAAGCCCTGTCTAAGTGGACTCAATGCCTAAAAACAAATCATTTCCCAAAGCAAATTGAGGGAATTCAAACAATCTCAGCCCCAAAATGGCTGGTCTAAAACAAGAAAACAATGAAACAACTGATTAAACTAAATCTGAATCTCGACAAAATTGACAAGTCGCTGATTTACACCTCACCGAAAACCAAAGCAAAATATCTCAATCTTACTGTTCTGCTTCGTGATGAGCCAGATCAATATGGGAACGATGGATTCATCGTGCAGGATGTTAGCAAGGAACAGAAAGAGGCTGGAAATAAAGGCCCTATCTTAGGCAATGCCAAGATTAAACTCTTTGATAACCAAGTGAAACAGGCTTTAGAGGACGACGATATCCCGTTCTGAAACAATCGGCTAAAGAATAAGCGTTACGTTTGTAGGCTGGCCCGTCCTTTATTCTTGGGGCAACTTTAATTTTATGATTGAAACAACAAATGAAACAGATGCAAAAGAACGTGGATATGTTCCAATGACTATTGGATATAACACCACAGAACATGAGCAAGAATGGTTTAACAATGCTTTAAGCACCTTTAATGGATGCAATATCGTCATCGTTGAACTACCAAGAAGCCAAAAGGAAATCTGGAGGCATAAAAGCGAACTGATATGAAAACACAAACAACATTCTCATCACCTCTTTACGTCATTGGACGTGATCCACTTTTAACCATTGAAGTCTTAAAAGCTATCGGAGAACGAAGCAATAAGAAGCCAATCTGGTTCACATTCAGAATCATCAAAAACTTATGGAAAGTCTTTTCACCGACCTCCCCGAAGAACTCTCGCCGCGCTTAAAATGGATGAAGCATCACTTGATCCAAATTGAGCAATCAAAGGATGGATCATGGATTGCTTACAAAGAGCGAACAAAACACTTTTGTAGGGATAATGACGAAAACCATGCTGTTATCGGACTTGCGAAGAAACTGAAACTTAAACTCTGGAACCAATGACAACAATCGGAATTGACCCCGGCGCAAACGGAGGAATTGCAATAATTGATGAAAAAAGAAATGCTTATGCTGAAAAAATGCCAGAGACTTTGCAGGATTTATTTGAATTGCTTAATTCTTACAGCGTGGGTTATGATGGAAATTGCAGAGCTTATCTGGAGCAAGTGCATTCAAGCCCCCAAATGGGTGTTAAAAGTGCTTTTACTTTTGGCAATGGCTTTGGTCATCTGGAGATGGCTCTGACGGCTTGCGGCATACCTTTTGAGAGGATTAGGCCACAAGTATGGCAGAAAGCCCTAGGATGCCTCACAAAGGGCGACAAAGGCATTACTAAGGCAAAGGCTCAAGAGATGTTTCCAAACATCAAGGTGACCCATGCCATTGCAGATTCCCTTTTGATCGCTGAATTCGGAAGGAGGCAGAAATGACCCCATACGAAAAGGAGCAATTATTCTCACTTATTCACAGGCAATTCCCAAGATGGCCGTCAACCTTCTCAAAATGCTGGAATGAAACCTGCCAAGAGCAAGCTAGAGGAGGCCATGAGTGCCAGAAATGTCTTGAAAAGAAGCTAGAATCAATCTCAGACAAGAAAACAGCACGAAAATACATGAAAATTGTGCTTGAAATGAGGGAAATTGAAGTCAATCTTCTCTCGCAACCAGAAAACAATAATGAAACCTAAGATGTACAACATATTAAGTGACTGCATTGAAACAGGAATTCTTTATGGATTAAGAAAATCCAAGAAACACTCTGATGACCCAACTGATGAAGTTGTCAGTCAAGAGATTGATCGGGCAATTTGGTCAGAACTGCATAACAAGTTTAATTTTGAAATCGAATCAGAAGAATATGAAGGCGAAGTCAATTATTGAAAAGCTGGAATCATGGTTAAATCGTGGTTATGCAATTACTCCGATTCAAGCCTTGAATAAATGGGGATGCTTTCGATTGAGTGCTAGAATCCATGACCTGCGCGAAATGGGGTATATGATTCAAACTATCAATCAACAAACTAACGGCAAAACTTTTGCAAAATACAAGTTGATTAAATGAGCGCGGGAAAGGGAGATTTGCCAAGACCAGTTGATATGGATACTTATGGCAAAAACTATGAAAGTATCTTTAGAAAGCCAAAGCAAGACTCAAATGTTGACTTTTGTGAATGCGGTGCTGAAATGGTTAATCACTTCTTCCTTGGAGTTATTTGTGAAGACTGCGAACTTAAATACCAAGATTACTACCAATAATACCTTCAGCGATAGGATGATCGAATCCACCCAGACCGATAAACTGGGAAACGCATGTCGCTAACCATGCTCGCTGACCAATTTGTGAAACAAAAAAATCTGGTGCTGTTGTGGGCGTGGCCCGTCCCACAATGTAAAGGTTCCATGCTCCTCCAAAATGGCAGAAAGTCAACGGGCCGCCACTCTACTAAAACTATGAACACACTAGAATTCAAACCATTCCCGAAAATGGCTCGCCTTCGACGCGAGTGCATCATTACTGAAAAAATCGACGGCACGAATGCCAGCATTTACATTGGGCCGACTGATCTAAAAACGCCCAATCAGTCTGTCGCCACACTCTTCAAGAAAGACGGAACCGCTTTAGGTATGTGGGCTGGCTCCCGCACTCGCTGGATTACTACCGCTAACGACAACTTCGACTTCGCTAAATGGGTTTTCGAAAACTCAAACGAGCTATTCAAATTAGGCGAAGGCCATCACTTCGGAGAGTGGTGGGGCAGCGGTATCCAACGCGGCTACGGCTTCAAAAACGGCGAGCGGTTCTTCTCGCTTTTCAATGCTACCCGTTGGGTCGAACACGATAAGCCAACAGCTTCTATCTCCAGCGATAATCCAAAAGCACCACCGTTGTTCCAAGAACACGCGCCAGCTTGCTGCAAAGTAGTTCCTGTACTTTGGGAAGAGCTGTTTACTACATTTGATGCAGAATTTGAACTAGATCATCTCAGAGTTAATGGAAGCGTAGCGGCAAAGGGATTCATGAATCCAGAAGGCATTGTAGTGTATCACAAAGCTGCTGGCGTTGGCTTTAAGATGACAATTAAAGATGATGATAAACCGAAAGGACAACTATGAACATTACCTTAGAACTATACGACGACCCCAATGGATCAGACGAACCCATTAACGTAAAAAGCAATATGTGGATCATACGTCTTAACGGACAGCATTTTCCAGATAGTGACTATTCGTTAGTGACTTTAGAAACAGCGCGATCCGTTGCCGAATCCATAATGAAAGCACAAGAAACAGCAACTGAATGTGAAGGAGATTTATGAAAATCACTTTAGAACTCTGGGACGACCAGTCCCAAATTACTGACAATACCAACTCAAGCCTTTGGGTTATGAAACTTAATGGAAAGGATTTCCCACCGAATAAGGACTCACTAATGACTTTGGAAACCGCCCACAAAATCGTAGGCAAATTACTGGAGATCGAAGAACTAGCAGAAGACGACACATGAACAAAGAAAACGCACACTTATACCTGCCTTTGGTACAAGCATTGGCAGATGGGAAGACGATTCAATTTGAATTTAATGGAGTATGGACAGATTCTGCAAATCATGCTGAATTCACATGGCAGTATGACTCCAACCAATACCGCATAAAGCCAGAACCGCGCACGTTTGAGATGTGGCTAGCACCGCATGGAACGATGTATCCCCTATCAAACGAAAAACATGAAACTTGGGAACGCATTACCGTGCAGGAGGTGCTAAAATGACTGACACACCAGAAACAGACTCATGGTGCGGGTGGGGAGTCGGCGGACTGGAAGTGGTTCCAGCCTCATGCGCTCGCAAGCTGGAACGCGAGCGCGATGCCGCCATTGCCGAACGCGATGAGGCGCGGTCTCGGTTTAACGAAATCGACCTTTGCCAGAACGGTCAATCGCCCTGCAAGTGGTCGCTAAAGTTGATCGACGAACGCGATACCGCCATTGCCGAACGCGATGAGGCGCAACAGCAGCGCGACAGGCTCGAAAACGGCAACTACTTCAACAAGTGCGCGGCCTGCGATACCGACTTCATCGGACACAAATGCCCCTGGGTCTGCAAGAAATGCAGGATGAAAGACGACGCCCGATGGGAAGCATTGTCGGAGGATGAGAAAAAGGCCGAGATGGAAAAGATGTCCGCAGACTTCGAGGCGTGGTTTCATTCTGGGACGAACGATGAAATTTACCCATGAGCCTTCCCAAAATCTGCACCTGCCCAACAGTCCCCGCTGCGGACTGCCCGTTCCATCAACCAACCAAAATGACTGAAACACCAAGAAAATTAAAAATATGATAAAAGGACGTTCAATTACTATCAACGATTCCACTAAAACGGTGGAACTCAAATACCCCAATGCGACAATGCAATACGATTTATCGCATCATCTTGCGATCTATTATCACCTCGTCTCTGAGGTTTACAAAAATCCCGACATGTCAGCCGCGCTGTGTGTCATGGTATGCGAACTTAAAGACATTCCGCACACGAATCTTGAAGCAGTTGCCGCAACTAAACGGCTAAAACAACTGGAGCACCATGAGTCTACAACGATTGGGCTGTGGGCAACAGATCGACCAGAACTATTCAAAGATCATCCGCACTATGGGCTGCTATTTGAGATTGCTTCTTTCCCAATTCCATTTCAACCAAAATAACTGAAACAATCCAACTAGCAATCGCCGCAGGTGTGGTGGTTGCAATGACGCTAATTTACTACAAACATTATGACTGACGAACAACAAAGAATCGCGATAGCTAAAGCCTGTGGGTGGCTTGAGTACACGCAATTCACTACCTATCCTAAGTCGTGGTCGTGGAGGGGTGAACCAGCTAAGTATCACACTCCAATTTGGAGTTTGACCTTGGTAGCTAATATGACACAGGATGAGTGTACTCAATACGGATGGCATGGAAGTGGGCAGACCAGTATTGTTAGTCTTCCAGAATATCTCAATGACCTCAACGCAATGCACGAAGCTGAGAAGATGCTGGAATCAGATGATAACCACGCATATGGGTGCTATTGCTCGAATCTTTACGAAAAGTATGGAAATACAGTTAGTCTTACCGCTCGCCAGCGAGCACAGGCGTTCTTGCGGACACTTGGAAAATGGGAGGAACCAAATTGACTGACGAACACATGACCGAACTAGAATCTCGCACTGTGGCATTATTACGGCTGCATTTTAAATGTAGTTTTGGAAAACTTGCTATGTGCTGCCAAGTCTTGTGGGGTGCAGACCGATGCAAAGAACTTACTGGATACCGCTACGGCTCTCCGATGGGGCAACGCATGGTTATTGCGATGGAGTATTATTACAAATTAGAGCCATGCGAATCCGACATCATGAGCATGGGCGAGCAACGATGCTCGGCTTGCGGACGTTTTCAAATAGCCATTAGCCGATCACACGACACGCCAAAGGAGTGCGGATTTTGCGGAGAGTTTGCGAGTATGTGGGAAATTCTAAATGATAACTAACCAACCAGATAAAATGACTAACGAACAAATCGACATAGCAATCGCAGAACTACTCGGGTGGAGATTCATAGAGAATGATCCCGACTACGAGCCATACTGGGAAGATCCTAATGGCACTAAGATCGCGGTAAATTTTATTTACCACAGAGTCCCAAACTGCTCAGGATGCCTCAACGCAATGCACGAAGCTGAGCAGGCATTATGGCGTATGGATTGGAACAAAAGATATGTTTTCAACGACAACTTAGCCAATATAATAAAGGGGAAAACCGTAAACCGTAACGAATGGAATGCAGAAACATTACTGGATTCAACCGCTCGCCAGCGAGCAGAAGCCTTTCTACGAACACTTGGCAAATGGGAGGAGGAAGAATGAGAAGCAGCACAGAAACAATTATCGGCGCACTACGCGTTCTCGCCAATGATATACAAAGCGAAGAAGGAGTCGCTAACGCAGCTATTGCAGAACCAGCGGTTCGGATGGAGGTGATTTGTGACGCCGTAGCGTTCCAACTTTGGAACGCAGCTATTGCAGAAGCAGCGGATCGGATGGAGGAACTATGCAGCGAGCTGCTGTTTCAAAAACAACTCGCAAAGAAATACGTCGAAGCAGGGAAGATCTGCGCGAAGATTTACATAGCGCGGAACATTTCTCTTTCAGAAAAATGCGTTGTTTCAGCACTTGCTGAAATAGACAAAATTTACAGAACCCAATACGATGAAGACTGAACTAGAAATCTGGAAATCAAGAGCAAAAGCGCATGAGGAGAACTACTTGCATATGCTCAAGCGCATTGACGAAATTATTGCAGAACACAATGAGGCAGTTCGTAGTTGCCATATCTGGCAGAAAGGACACTCAGATATTGTTGCCGAACGCGACCTGTGGCAGGAAGAAGCAAAACGCTGGAGAGATATGTATCTTGAATATGACGACATGCTTGAAGGCCAAATAAACGATGCCGTTGAACGACTTAACATAGTTTGGCAAGACTTGGATAAGCTCAAGAAGAAGGTTCAAGATGACATTCTCGACTGAAGCTCAATGGTGCAGAAGATGTCAACAAGATAAGCCATCAAATCACTTCTATGAAGGCCACAAAACTCGCTGCATTCGGTGCATATCAGAAGTGAAGAAGCTGACTTATCTTAACCCAGAAAAAAGGGATGCACAGCAACAACGGTGCAGGAATAATTACTACAAAACACAAAAGAAAATCACTTGCCATGATTGATTGTTCACAATAGAGTTGCAAAAATCACTTGCCTCTCCATGAATCAACATCAATTTGACCAAGACTTAGACGATTATGATGGAGAATACGGATACGGATGGAGAAACAACCCAATCAGAAGGCTTTTCGACAACCCAAGGCAGCAATCAGAGCGATCATTCTTGGGGAGAGGCGATTGGGAAACCTTTGGAGCGCATCACAGGAACGAAGACAAAGATGTCCCGAGAGGACATGAAGAAGTTTAGATTTGTTGGTGGCCGTGACCCAATACCTCCAGAAGAGCGCGGAGTTCAAGTTGCTTTAAGACTTACAGTTGAGACTTACCAGCGGGTACAGAGACTTGCTAAGAGGCTTAAATGCACTGAATCAAAGGCGATTGAGAGGTTGATTCGCACGGAGGAGTCAGAAAAAATTGAGAAAACCCAGCCAGTTGACAAATTGGCATTGATTGACATGAGAAAGAGGTATTCAATCACGAATATCTTGAACAACTACTAACACAATGAACATTCTTAAAGGATTCCCAGAAATATACAAGGAAGCTAAAGAGGCAACTGGAGATAAATGGTATGACGCTTTTAATAAGAGCAAGCCGATAATCGAATCTGGAGGGATACTTGTTGTCTATGGAACTAATGGCACAGGCAAGTCTCGCATGGCTTATGAACTCGCAAAGGCTTGTACGATGCCAAGAGATGAGTTTCCTGCTGTTGGAATGTCATCAATTCGTAAGTCAAGGCCATGTTACTACACAACTGCCGTAATGCTCTTCATGGAGCTTCGTGAATCATTCTCACCTAAGGCTGAGATGTCAGAGATGCAAGTTGTCAAAAAATACTCAGAATCGGCATTCCTTGTAATTGATGAGATCCAAGAGCGTGGAGAAACTTCTTTCGAGGATCGCAAGCTAACCTCAATTATTGATGCAAGATATGCTGATGGACGACCAACGATGCTGATTTCAAACTACTCAAGAGAGAAGTTTGCACAAGCAATGTCTCCAGCGATACTTGACAGAATCCGTGAAAACGGACTTGGATTGCACTTTGATTGGGAAAGCTATCGAAAGCAATCTGCAATTTAGCAGGTTTTCTTGAACAAGTTGCGAAGAGATCCATCAATGGAAATCTTTCGCTTGCTCAATACTCCGCTCCTTACAAGATTGTCAAGATGTTCTTGAGCCGTACTTCGTGGCATTTTCGATTTCACAATGTACTCAGCGAGTGTGAACTCATCATCCATTTTAGATGGCCGGGTACACTCTGCGATTGCGAAATCAAGGCTTGATAGTGCTTTTTTCGTGCTGTGTTTCATAATGTATTACAAAATTCCCATTGGTGAGATGTAAGAACCGTCTTCCTTGGTTACATTCCAGAAAGACCATTTGCCAGTCTTGTCATTGATGATTCCAAAGCCCCAGCCATTACGCCATCCAAGACGATTAGGATAGCGTTCGGCGTACTTCAGCGACTCAATATCCGCCATACACGGTAAAGCGTATGCTTGCCCTTGGTCAATATGCTTCGCAACGTATGACGAGGGAGCATGGACATGGCCGAATAAGCAGCTTCCGAATCTTTCAAAATGCGCCTTAGCGGGATTTATTCCAGCTAGGAATCCATGAATGAACTTTGGCCCTCCCTCGGGAAGTTGTAAATACGAGTTTACATTATATGGAACCCATTTAATCTTCCGCTTCTTGAACTCGCCCGTAACGCATTGCACAAGTTCTTGGCATGATTCACGCAGGATTCCATTTGCTGCGCCTTCAGCGGCCTCCCAGAGCCTTGCGTCGTGGTTCCCTAGCGTTAGGTAATTAAACCCAATGTCAAGAAAGTCAATCCCGGCCTTGAAGTCAGCAGAAATACCCTCGCGTTTCTCTTCGTCATCAGCAGATCTGCGGAGTCCATTCATGTTCCAAATGTCTCCCAAGCAAATGGTGTAATTAGGCTTCCACTCTTTCTTGAAATCTATGAACTTCTTCTTGCATTCTTGATTCACAAGATGCCCGTGATTATCTGCACATACTAGGAATTTCTTAAATGCCATCGCTAATTTGATTTTTGATTGATTTAAACGCAGGAAAGAAGATATTCTCAATCGCGCGAACTATGGATTCTTCATCATATTTCTCACTCCATGATATTCCAGCGACTGACAATGACGCATGAAGCATCTCATGGCGAAGCGTGTCAAGAAAAATATGATCTTTGAGAATAGCATTTTTTGATATGTGAATCTCCTTCTCATCAAAGTGCGTTTCACCCCAAGACTCCATCTTCTTGATGAGAATCTTGAATTTAACCCCTCCAATCAATACTGATTTAGGGATTTTCATAGTTATTATGATGTGGCTTGAAAGTGCATACTATCGCGACCCCACCATGCTCCAGCAGACAACCAGCCCTCTCTTGCAAATGCCTCCATCACAGATAACGGCATTGATGATTTAGTTGGCCAATGATCCATATTTTCATTCCTGCTTGGATCTAAGTCAATGGCAGCACCCCTAGCATGGAGGGAAGGAAGTCTTCCGTTCCTCATAGGACGATTGTTGAAAACTCCAGCATACTCTTTTAAAATGCCTTTGTCTTCTGACTCGCTGATTTTTGTAAGAATCCTAAATAAAGACTGAGCCACTTTCTCATGGCATCGAATTACCGATACTGGAGATCCATCATATTCGATATTTAGATGTGACACACCAAGTGATACAAGTTTAGACTCATCTCCTGCCCTTCCATAGAATGACAATAGGCTTTCTTGGTCTGATTTAGGCCAAGGATTTATTACTGGATAAAGACTTTTTAGATGTCTTTGGCAAGCGTCAATACTCTTTGGCCCCCAGAATCCATCAACACAAGCCCCAATCTTTTCCTGCAATTTGCATATTTCATTGAATGTCATAATTGGATAGTTACTTTTTTAGCAACTTTGTCAATGATAAAATGCCGACAAATATGCCTATACCAAGAGAAGTGATACGAAGACCATACTCAAGTTGTTCTTGCATAGAAGTAATTAGTCCTAGTGCTGGCATGATTGTGCCAAATACTCCGTGCATTGCATTCTTGAGATGGTCATCCATATCACTGATCTTTAGCTTTAATTAGTCCAAATCCAGCCGTTACAGCCGGGATAATTGATAGCAGGTCAATAGACCCAGATGTGAGAAACTGAGTGGCAGCAGACACAACTGCTCCGATAATCGTTAGTACTCCAAGAATAGTAGTTTTCATTAGCACATTCCTTTGTTTTTTTTGCCATACTCAGACTTTTCATGCTTACCCATCATTTTTTTGTGTTGGGCCATCGTCATTTTTGGCATAGATTTTGCCATCTTCTTAGTTGTTTTTTTTGCTTTCATAAGAAATTACGCCCAAAATATACTGGGTACAGATGGATCATTAGTTAGCCTTGGTTTCCCAGAAGTCGATGACCAAAAGATGAACTGATTGCCGCCTTCAGGAATCGGGATGCCGACAAGATCGCGGAATAAGACCCAATACTTCCCGTCGCCATTATGCTCGCCAATCTGGCATAGTGCGTGAGTATGGGATGCTAGAGACGAGACAACTGCTCCAGACTTTTCGTCCAGTTGTGCGAATCCGTTAGCAATGCCAAATTGTTCAGCGATAGATTTGCTTGGAAATTTTAGGAGGTGGTCGATCATGTAGTAAGCGATTGCATTTTAGTTTGAGACAAGACTTGCTTATAGTGCTTTATGGATCGTATACATCCATTCAAAGGGAGTCCAGATGAGGAGTTTCCAATTAACATTTTTGTTTGTACTCCATTTGTTGTGAAGTTGCTTGCCGCTACTATTGATCCATTATAGTAAGTGCGAACTCCTAAAACCTGTCCTCTTACTGCACCAAATTTTACTGGGTATGATGGTGATGTCGATACATTTACACTACCAGAACTTGAATCTGTAAAAATCAATGCGCCAGTTGAATTGTTTCTAACGAAAACAAAAGAAGTAGAAGCATTGACATTATCAGTAAATTGACAAAATGCTGGAGTCGTGCCTTGATAGGAATCTCCGTGAACTATTACTGATCCCTGTCCTTGTTTGGCAAAACTTGTAAAGTCAGATCCAGTAATGCTGCAAACGTCAGCAGAGCGTGTTAATGAAGAGGAAACAGTAGGGATGTAGCTAGTGGCAAATGATCCCTGTTCAACCTGTGCGCCCCAAAGATAAATTGATTTGAATGGAGATGCAGCAGTATATGCCTCAGTCCTAACTGCGCTCGATGATGTGGAGAATCCTAACTGAAATCCACTTGCTGCTGGACTTGCTACACTTGTTGCGGTAGCGGTAATCCTATACCATCCGTCTGGATAAGCAGTGATTGATGACGCAGTAATTCCAGCACCACCAGTGCCAACTGTTCCAGTCTGAATGTCATAATTCATGTAGGAAGTAGATCCAAATCCAGCAATCCAGAATGCTAACTGAACATACCGAATTGGATCAGATGGTGGTTGCTTTACCCACGCGCTCATTGTGTATGCAGTATTTGCTGCTGGAGTAAATACTCCAGTTGTTTCATGAATGTGACGTGTAACGAGAGTGCCAACTCTCTCTGCCAAAGAACTGGAACTGGCAGATATTCCATCTGGTCCAGTTGCAACTGTATCAACTGCTAAAACATTATTCGCCGTACTATTCCAATAGATATTTTTAAAATTATTGTAACTAAATTTAATTTGATTAACTCTCTGTTCTTCAATTAGAAGTCCTCTACTAGCAAGGGTGATTGGATCATAATCAAATCTTGGCTCGTTATTTACTGCTCTTACAATGCCAAAAGTACTAGTTGCAGAAACATTAACTCCAGACGCACTCCAATTAGCTAAATCTGGTCTGTATGCAGTAGTTGGTGCTGATGTGGCAATAATGTTTCCATCAGAAGCTAATTCCCAAGATACCCCATTGTAAGAAATTGTAATTACACCATCTACGCTAACCCAAGAATAACGTCCATTATTCATTGATGAAGATTGAAATGTATCAACACTTAAATAACTAATACGGCATGGAGCAAAATATGTTACTCCGCCTGTGTCTCCACTTGATCTAGTAAATACAGGTGTCGGCCCCTTACGCGCAGTGAGTGTCTTGTCCGCAGCGAATTGAAGATCCAGCGATAACCCATCTGGGTTTAGTGATCCAGATCCTCCGACAAGTGAACTAGAGAGTGAGTATTCCATTATCGAGATTGAGTATTACCAGTTGTAAATATACGATTAGCAACAATTTGTAAAGTATGTTGTTCGTCAATACGAATCAACTCATCTTGAAGCAATTCAGTTGCCTCTTGGTCAGCAAGTGCTGCTTTTTCTTGCTGTCCTTCAGCACGAAGATAATCTGCATAAGTTCCGTGAGCAATATACTGAAACCACTCATAGGGTATATTGGTATCTTCTCCAGATCCATCACCAAGTTGGGTTGTGGAAATTTGTGCTTTATAAGTAACAAAAGCAGATGTTGGGTTAAGAGTTCCTGCAATCAATGTTGCTCCAGAAGCACCAATCATAAAATCATACTCCTGTGACGATGCTGTCATGTAGGGAGCAATTTTGTGAATGCGAAGAAACGTGTCAATGGATGACAATCCAGATTGAGTGTAACCAATTAAAGATCCACTAGCAACAGTGCGCTCTTCTCCAACTTTTAGATAACGAGGCCAATAATTGCTTGAACGATACGCTTTTTGCGCTCTACGATTTATCAATGCCTTGATACGAGGCTTTTCAGTAACAACAGCAAAGCTAACTCCGCAAAGTGCTTGAATGAGTGCGTAGAGATCAGCGAAGGTTCGATATTGCATCAGATTTTATGTACGGCAAGGTGTGATTGAGTTCTTTGAAAGTCACGCACAAATTCCCTATCGTGCCAGCAGTCTTCACCATAACGATCACGCATGATGAAGTATTCATGTTGCGGGATAACAGCGGCTAATTTTCCAAGCTGTTGGATGCTCTTGTGTCCTTTTGCAGCTAGTGCTTCTCTTGCACAATCACGCTCACGAAGCTCTTGTTTAGCTTCCATAAACTTGCGACCACTGCAAAGTTCTGCAATGAGTGCGTGATTCAACGATGCTTCAGAGATGTTCATAAGAAGATGGCAGGGGAGATTTTAACCTCCCCTACCAAATTTTGATTAAGCGTTTACTACAAGATTTGCTGGATCAAGCAAAGTATAGGCAATATACCATTCACCAGCCGTGAGGTTGGCAATGGTTCCACCAAACAATGCGTAAATAGGTACAGCAGAAGCAGTATTGTTCACAAGGCCAGGCTCTGTATCAACAGATCCACCAGTGTTATATGCAACTTTGGTAAGTGCATCAAGATCTGTACTTGCAATAAGTTCAGTAGCTGTACCAGAAGTAGTTCCAACAGCTAGTGTGATATTAGTTGCACCAGCGGCTGCTGTGTTAACTACAACAGCGCAGTTTGTTACAATTCCACCAGCAGGGATATATCCGATAATCTTTTGCGATGATGTAAGATAACCAGTTGTATTAAGATCAGTTGAGGTAATCTTAAGGCCATGGGTAAATCCACGCGATTCTTGATTAGATAGTTGAGGCATAATTTTATTTAGTTGATTCTATAATTGATGAATTAAGCAGTGATCTTACCGTGAGCGCGAGGATGCTTAACAACAAGCGTTCCAGTCATGTCGACGAAACCACGCTCTCCACCACCTTGGTTCTCAAGACGAGTAGCACCCATTGGGATGAGAGTGTTGAAAGCAAGGTACTTTGGATTGATGACATAACCACGGCTTGTAGCTGGCATACAGCTTGGGTTACCATTAACAATGTTCACGATACCGAAGTCGGAGTCATAAAGATTGACGGACAGAGTAACCTTTTTAGCAACTGCATCTTGGGTAACCATATAGATGTTTTCGTTGCTTGCGCCGCCATCATTACGAGTGAAGTTGGAGATCGCTTTACGAAGAGCAACACCAGCAATGCAGGTAAGCGAATTGGCTTCACCATTTTCAGTGAAGATTGAACCAATGATCGTATTGAAGGAGCTTTCAGCAAGAGTAGCACCACCAGATTGAATCGAATCAGAAGGTGTAAGGTACGCCGTTGGGACACCAGACAGAGCGGTCGATTGAAGCCACTTACCAAGGCCACGGAGGGCATATGGAGTGCCAGCACCATTCTCAACAGTCAGATCATTGTCCGAGCAGATAGCAGCTTCTACGTCACGCTTCAATTCACGCATACATTTAGCTTCAGCTTGAGCCACGTTTGCAGGGCCAACAGAGCTAACTGCATTTTGCAGATTGGAGACAAGATAGTCACGGCGGAAGATTTGGACGTAGTTTCCAAGACGAGCGCGATCAGAGAACTTGTCGCTGAACGAGGTAACGTCAGAACCTTCGGAGATACCCGTAGTAACTGGAGTTGCAAGTTTGTCAGCAGTCCATTCGCTGAACGTACCAGTAGCACGGCCCTTGGAGCAAAGGCTCAAGAGTGGGGTTTCTTCTGGTGCGAGCAGGGTCAACTCATTACTGAGGTCTTCGCGGTTGCTGATTGCGGAACCCGTACCCGTTTTTTGGGCTGGGGCGTTTGGATTGTATGTAGCGGAAATAGCCATAATAGTATATTTTTAAATATCGAAAGTTAATTTACTTGAATTTTGAAATGCGAGCAGCAATCCAATCCTCTGGGCGACCAGAAGATTCAAATCGTTGATATGCGTCTTTGTTTTTCTGGGCAGGTTTAACGCTAGATTTTGCAGCTCCAGAACCAACTGGGTTTGATGGCGGACTTGCCTTCAATTTACTTCCCATTACTGGAGTTGAATTTTTTAGCTTTTTACCTGCAAAGATAGACCTTACAGCATGACCAAGGATATATTCGATCTGAATTCCGATTTCTGGAATTTCTTTTCGTACTCGTTCGATGAGTGGATCGGCAATGAAATTTGCGTAGTTCTTACCAATTTCGCTTTCGGAATCATTGATTTCTGGAACTTCTTGCTCGATTGCGGCAACATATTGCTTATTAAGCTGATCGTATTGAGCAATCTTACCTAAATGTTGTTGTTGAGCAGGAAGATACTTTGTCAGTGCTTTCCTTGAGTTGATATTAGCATTTTCAATCTGCAATTTGGTAAGCTCTTGACCTTGGTATTCAATGATATCATCGTCATCGTATTTACGATACTGACGAAGAAGATCATCTGTTGCCTCAATCACTGCTTCATATTCTTCAAACTTACTCTTAACCTCCTCAAATGTCTTGAGAGAGCGAATAGATTCTGGAATATCATTTTGCGGGATTTCTCGTTTGGACTCCGCAACTTGAGGTTGGGCCGTGAGCTTTTCTTCAAGGGCTTTCTTCTGTGCCGTGAGTTCTCCAATTCGTTGGAGTAGTCGGCTTTTGCCCTTTTTAGCAAGTTCTTGGATTTGCTCAGTTGTGAGGTCTAAGAGATCAATTTCATTCTGCCCTTCGACTTCCTCTTCATTCTCTTCTTCTGATTCTTCATCGGATTCCTCAACGTCTTCGCTTTCTGAGCTGGCAAGATCGTCTTCCTCCTCTGTCTCCTCTTCAGATTCTTCTAAAGGTTCTTCTTGGGATGCAGTTGCTTTTCCAATACGTTGAGCAATTAGCTCTTCGATTGAGATATTTGACACTGGTTCTTCAGCTCCAGCGATAGCTTGATTGTTACTCATAATTAAAACACTAGCTTGTACGCCCTAGCGAAGGCGATGAGCGGAATGTAATGTAACAATGATATGTGTGTCAATGCAAAGTTTCAATAGCTACATTCCTAGTTTTAGGCAAAAAGAGAGGCTAGAGAATTAACCCTAGCCCCTCCCCGAACACCGAACATGAAACTCAGAACACAACTACTGAGTGACAGGAATGTGCAACAAATTCAATAACTCGTCAAGAGTAGAAATTGAACCTGCAATTTTCATCACATCATTAGTGTCTTGTGCCATACGAAGATCAGCAAAGAATCGCTCACGTTCATCTCGGACAAATTGAATAATCACCTTGAATTCATCTCGATCAGAGAGTGATTCCACAGCTTGCAGGATTGTTAGTTTTGGTAGTTGCGTCATATTATTTCATTGATTTAGAGCCTTTGCATTTCCATTTGCGTCTCGACAAGTTATTTGGTGAGTTTGGATCTGACTTCCAGTCACCTTTGATCTTTGCAGAACGAGCGCAATAAGAATCACCTTTAGCCGTGCCGGGACGAATACGATCACCTCCATCAGCAGCTTTGCCAGCTTGACCATATTTGATTGTTTTCTTACGTCCCGTTGTGGGATTTGTGATTACCTTTTTAAACCGCTTCTCCATTACTTTTTCTTTGCAGTTTTAGCAGATTGTTTGAAATCTTTAGCCGTTGGTGCATTTTTACTGCCGACTTTGTTCATTTTTTCTCCGCTTCCAGCTTTAATACGTTTGCGCTTTGCGTTGATTGCACTATACAACCCTTGTTTCATATTATTATTGTTGATTCATTTGTTGAGTCTGCATTCCACCCATTTGGGCTGGAGCAGTTCCGATTCGTCCAATTTGAGCATTCTGAGCTTGTTGAAGCATGAACTGGTACTGGCCAGCATACTTCTGAAGCCTTGCAGCAAATGCCTCATCCTGTTGAGCACGTTGGGCAATGTCTGGTTGTTGCACATAGGCTTGAACCATCTGCATCGCAACTTGCGCTCCATTGGCTTGTGCAGGAACCTCAATTCCAGAAAAGATTTTTGCAAGATCATCTGTAACCGCTTTAGCAATTTTTTGCTGGGACTCTTCAGCAGGTTGCAATACATAATCCGCAAAAATTGGGTTGATGGATGACGCGACAAACTCAAGCATCTTGTTGATGTCGATGATTCCATTACGATCCATCTGAACAAGACTAATCATGTTTTTCAGTTGAGCTTCAGCAGTCTCTGGATCATTTGATTGAGAGTCAAACGCAACAGTAATTGAGAAGTTTTCATCTGGACTTCCCTTTGACATCACTTGTGGATTTGGATTACCAGTGACTTGGAAGAACACCTCGTCTGGTCCCATTCGCTGATAAAGTTTCCAAGCAAGGGCAAGAACATCACGAACATGGTCAAGAAACTTACCAACATAAAATTGCTGGCGAATAGCTGAAATCGGATTAGTCAAGTCAAGTCCTACTGCACGATCTGCTTGAAGACGCATTGATTGCTCAACTTCCATTGATCCTTGATCCATTTGAGGAACAGGGCCAAAAGCAATCTCACCAAGACGACGGTAAGGAACCCTACGTCCCGGACCCCAATCAGATGGAGGACGGCCAGCGGGGTGCATGATCGGTGGCAGAGTAGCAATGGATGCCCTATCTACACGCGAATCACGCTCAGTCTTAATCTGCATTTGCGCTCCACGAAGAATATCAGAGAATGTCTGAACTTCGTACATACGCTTTTGATCGTTTGAAAGGCGAGTTACAACAAATGGATAATTATCATATCCGTTGAGAAGCTCATGCTTTGCATATCCATCTTTCTGAGGATGGAAGATAGTGCAATAGATTCCTTCTGAACCATCTTCTTCATCAATGAGTCTCTGATATCCATAGACAACCATTACGAGATCATTGTCATCAGTGATTGGCAGACGAGTAACAGTCTTTAGCTTTTCCCCATCAATATACATGGAGTCTTTTCCGCGAAGCTCTTCGATTGCTCCACGAACCCAGTCTTCATCCCATCCCTCGTTTACTACTTTTTTCTCAAGCTCTTGAGCCGTAAGGAATGTGCGCCAGAATACATATGGACTACGTTGTGGGTCTGAAACATACGGAGGAAATAGAATCTCTCCATCGGATGAACAAGAGTGAACAACTGGACAATCAACTGATAGGCGAGGAATTGGAATCTTAGCTTTCCCAGTCACTCGAAGCTCTTTAATGGCTTTCTTTGCGCGTTTAGTAGTCAAATCTGGAAATGCTTGCTCCAACATTGCAAGAATTGTCTCGTCATCAGTTCCAGAAACAATCAAATTAGCTAAATCTGGTGATTGTTGAGCGATTTGATCTAGTGATACTTCTTGTAGGAATGTGCGTTTCTCACGTTTCCATCCAACATAGGAAACCATGATTCCCTTCTCAAGCAAGTAGTTCGCCCCAAGTTCCATTTCGTTGCGGAAGTTTGGGATGTAGCTTGATCGCATCCACTTTAAGAACGAGGAAACCATTGAAGCCCTTGGCATTGATGCCATGCTTGTTGGGAATGCCTTGATGTGACTACGGCTTAATGCTTGGTCAAGAATTGACACAAACATATCAATACGCTCACCAACGATGTTAACTTCTTGGTCACTAGCACCTTCCCACGGGAAAGCATTTGCTCCATGTTTTCTTAGATCATCAGACTTACCATCCCAGATATTACGTCGATCTTGATATGACTGCTGACAACTTTGAAAGTATTCATCCAATTCAATAAGGATATTATCATAAGCCATTGCCAGCATGTTAATATCTGGCTCTTCTTCGGCGTAAATTAGTGAGTCATCACTGACTTCTGCTTCGTATTTGCTCATGGTAAATAATGGTAAATCTCTTCGTCTTTTGACTTCTTAATGGAAATCTGCTTTCCTATTAACCTATTTGATGCCTTTCGTCCACAGCGGATATTGATTGCAAAGCCATCAAGCCTTCCAATGACAAAATCTGGATTTGGACATTTACGCAATACAAGTATATTATCAAATACTTGATCTTCAGAAATATCTTCATCAACTTGAATTTCAGTGATTTCTTCTGGCATATCCATCTTTTTATGGCGGCCTAGTTTTTTAACTACTTTTCTCATACTGTTTTTATGAATTGGTCACCCCAACCATTTGGGAACTCAACGCCACACTGGGCTTTTAGATATTTAATAGTACGAATCGTCATATCTGAGTAATGTTGCCACGACCCAGTTAGCCTTGCCAACATCTCATCGGTTGACTTGAACTCCCATCCCCAAAAAATATCAGGCGAGTCAGGTGGCCTACGCTGTCCGTTTCGAGTAAATTCATTGAAGTTGTTGTAAAATGGATTTATGCAAAAAATATGACCAAAATGGTTTATCGCTTTGACTTGAGCATCATACCACTCAAACGGAGATTCGCCATCTGTAAACGTCCACTGTGAATCTGGATTGTAGTCACCTAGTATTATGTGGCTTGATGCTTCCAATATCTCCTTGTGTCTTTCGTCACTTGTAAGAGGATGAAGCCTTCTGTATTCACGATTCCTCTTTTCAATTAGTTCTTTTATTTCTTTGCTTTGTTCCATTTTCTTTTTCGTTTAATAACCTCCACCTCCCTGAGTTGTAACCAAACTGACAGAATTGTCAATATGATCTATTCCTGCAACTGCTGCATATCGGAGAACGTCAATAGGATCTTTCCACGCTTCTTTCAAGCCTTGTTCTCCAGTGTACTCAGATAATGCCGAAATAATGTTTTCGCAATCTTTTGAGACATAGAATCTGGGACGATTGACTGAGTCCATTGGTTTTGCCGTATCCCATGACATCTTGCCAATAAGAATTTGCAATCCGTCATCAATTTCAATGCCGGGAGCTGGAATGCAAACGATTCCAGCATCAGATAAGTCTTCAATAATGCTGGAAGCCCCGTCAGAGGCCTGATAACGTGCCGCTCCCAATCTTGGGTCAATAAGACGCTCAAAGACCTCCTCGTCGCCCTCAAGATCAAGAATCAAATCGGCATAATCTCTGATACCGTATCCTTGACCCTTAGCTCCTTCGCCACCAATCCACTTCCCGGATTTCCATTCAGCCCAATCGCCAACATCAACTCCCGGCCATTCGCGGTAAACGTAGAATGTTCCGCTTGCATCAACTGCAATCCAACACATGAACCAGTTCTTTGCTCCAGCAGGGTCAATCACATGATACCTTGTCACTCCTTCTTCTGGAATCATGTATGGAGAAATAACATTGACGGCAGTATTGAACTTGGGAAACTTTGTTGCTTGAGATTTTACTGGAACTCCGTAAGCACGAATAAGAATTTCCTCTCTCGATCTGCCTATGAGAGTTTCCTTGATTCGTTCATAACCCCCGAACGGATTGTCTTGAGAGTGGAAGTAGTGAATTGAAGCATTACGCTTTTTGCTGCGCTGAACATATGGAACAAGCT